CCAAAGCTGGTGTAACTACAGTGAACCAGGGCAATACCATCATAAACATGCTCATCCTAATAGTTACATCTCTGGCGTGTTCTACATTCAGACGAACCCTAACGACAAGATTTACTTCTACAAAGACGGCTGGCAGCAGATCAAGTTTCCGCCTGAGCAGTGGAACCCGTACAACTCAGAGTCTTGGTGGTTTGAGGCTTATGCAGGCAGGCTGATTCTGTTTCCTTCATCGCTAACCCATATGGTTCCGACTATTGAAGGCGATGACACAAGAATCTCACTATCGTTCAATACCTTCCCTGTCGGTGTTGTCGGGGAGGAAATGGACTTAACTGGATTAAAGCTGGAGGCGTAATGGCACATTTCGCAAAGATCGATGAAAACAACATCGTTACTCAGGTGGTAGTTGTCGATAACAAAGACACCTCTGACGCTTCCGGTGTTGAGAAAGAGCATATCGGCGCGGCGCATCTTGAGAAGATCCTCGGCGGTACTTGGAAGCAGACAAGCTACAACCGCAACATCAGGAAAAACTACGCAGGGATTGGCTACACCTACCGCGAAGACATAGACGCTTTTGTACCGCCTAAGCCCTTTGCTAGCTGGTTACTCAACGCTAATGCACAATGGGAGGCTCCAGTAGCAATGCCTTCCGATGGCAAAATGTACAGTTGGGATGAAGCAACGATTTCTTGGCAAGCGCAAGAATAAGGCGACAATGTGTACGGGATCAACTCTTTTGCTTCTGCGCCGTTCTCGGATACCGGAAGCCCGGTTATACCGAGCAATAATAACGTCATCGCGGAAAATGCAACTGGGTCTGATGCTTTATCTAGCTTAGGAAATTTTCAAGCCGCAGCTAGCGAAAGCGCTAACGCGACAGACACACTTGCAAGCTCAAGTGTTTTACAAGCATCTGTTTCTGAGTCTGCGTCGGTATCTGATGCAAACGTCGGCACTGACTTTTCTGTTTCCTATTTAGTTGTTGGTGGCGGCGGCGGGGCAGGAAGTGGCTCCGGTGGCGGTGGCGGTGCTGGTGGTGTTGTCGAGGCTATCAATAGCGTCATTTGCGACTTAAACACTTCTTACACCATTGCAGTCGGTACTGGTGGTGCTGGTCAGAATTACAATTCTGTTCCTGGTAGCTCAGCTCAGAATGGCAATCAGTCGCAATTTGCTTCTGTTATCGGCTACGGCGGTGGTTACGGTGGTGGTTTTGGTCAAAGCTCACCATCATTTGCTAATGGTGGCACTGGTGCAAGCGGCGGTGGCGGCAATGGCTTCTCTGGTGCTGGCGGTGGCGCTACGCAAGGAAATCCTGGAGGTGCAGGCGGCGGAACCGGTGTCGGCAGAGGCGGTGGTGGTGGTGGCGCGGGTGGTGCGGGCGCTTCTGCTGCGAGCCCAGCAACTACTGGCGGTAATGGTGGTATCGGCGTTCAATCTGCAATTACGGGTTCTTACTACGGCGGTGGCGGTGGAGGTGCGTCTAGCGTTGCTGGCGTAGGTGGTCTTGGCGGTGGTGGTAATGGCCGAGGAACCGCACAAAGCCCAACGGATGGATCGCCAAACACTGGTGGCGGCGGTGGTGGCGACAGCGGGACAAATAACGGTCGATCCGGCGGTTCTGGCGTTGTTGTTTTACGAGTCAAAGATGCTTATATCGCTACTTTTACAGGCGTAACCTCATCGCTTGTTTCGTCGGGTGGTTTCAATACTTACACGATCACGAGCGGTAGCGGAACCGTTACGTTTGCAGAAAGTGGATTCCAGGCTGCGGTTGGTGAGAGCGCAAATGCTTCTGATAGCACTAGTAGCGATCAAGTAAAAGCCGGTTTTGAAGATGAAAGCGCGACAGCTACAGATTCAATTGCTTCTGTTCAAAACTTATTAGCTACAGTCAGCGAGAGCGCGTCAGCAACGGATGTTGTCGCTCCCACGCTGGATACTATTAATTCAGTTGCAGAATCAGCAACTATTACCGATCAAAATGCTGGTGGCGCAGACTATCAATCGAATGTAAACGAAAGCGCTACAGGCTCGGATGCTATCAATAGCGAGCAAGTAAAGGTCGGAGCAATAGCCGAGGCTTCTACCGTAAGCGACAGCTTAGACTCACTGCAAACACTTGCAGCAAATACATCTGAATCAGCTACGCTTGAAGATCTAACGAGCGCCACAAGCAATCTAGAGGCTAGCGTAAGTGACTCAGCAGTTATCGCAGACGCAACTGGTCTGGATGATAAGGTTGATGAATCAGCAACGGCTAGCGATAGTGTTGCGGCGGTACAGAGTTATTCAAGTGAGGTTAGCGAATCGGCTAATGCGACAGATGCCGTTTCATCGGGCAGCGTCATACAAGCAAGCGTCGCGGAAAATGCAAGCGCTAGCGATGCTACAGATAGATCCATTCTGTATCTTGCACAAATTGCAGAAGCTGCAAGCGGTCAAGACGTAACAAGTTCAGAGAAGGTTATTCTTGCAAGCGTTTCTGAGTCTTGTACCATTAGCGATCAGACCATTACAGTATGCGCGTTTGATACGGTCACCATAGAATCCTGTACGATCATTTCGTCAGCAATTAGTGACGGCGTAACACCGTCTCAAAGTTTCTTACTGTTCTTCACATAGGTTTGATATGGACTCTCAAACGCTTCTAAATATTCTTTTTGGGGCTGTTTCAGCAATGTTCGGCTGGATTTTTCGCATCATCTGGGAAGCCGTGAAAGAAATGCAGCGAGATCTCAGAGACCTAGAAAAAGATTTACCGCACAGTTATGCGTTGAAAAAAGATTACGAAGCGGACATGCACGAAATCAAAGTCATGCTTGGTAAGATCTTTGACAAGCTAGACCATAAGCAAGACAAATGAATTGGTCAGACGTTCTTAAGGCTGTCATTCCTGTAATCGTTGCTTCGCTTGCTTGGTTGCTGGGTCAGGTTGCAGACTTCTCGACACGGCTGACGAAGATAGAAGGTTCCATGCCGGCGCTAATCACAAAGGAAGGTGTGCCGACTGACAGCCCGATCAGCGCAGAGAAACGGGCGATGCAAAAAGAGCAGCTAATGCAGCATATCAACGAGCTGCAAGTAAAAGTTAGGCTTTTAGAAGAGCGCGAGAGGTTAACCAAGAAATGATGACTTTGCTTTCGTCGCTTCTTTCCTTCCTGGCCGGAGGCGTTCCCAGGTTGCTTGACATTTGGCAAGACTCAAAAGACAAAGCGCACGAACTACAGCTTGCTCAAATGCAAATTGAGCGCGAGTTGGAACTTGCAAAAGAAGGCTTTGCAGCTCAACAGCGGGTCGAGGAGATACGAACAGAGCAAGTTCAGATACAGGCGCAAGCAGACGAGATGAAAGCGCTCTACGCGCACGATATAGCCCTTGGCGACGGTGTTTCGCAGTGGGTAAAGAATCTTCGAGCTCTTGTCAGGCCAGTAATCACTTATGGCATGTTTGCGTTACTTGTATTTGTTGACGTTGCTGGCTTTTGGTACGCTTGGACAATGAACGTACCCTTTGATCAAATGCTTAATCAGCTTTGGGATGATGAGACTCAGCAGATCTGGGCCGCAATCATTGCATTCCATTTTGGAAGCCGAGCATTTGCAAAGTGAGTCTCTTGAGATGCTCAAGCATCACGAGGGCGTAAGGCTTAGACCTTACCGCTGTCCCGCGAGACTGTGGACAATCGGCGTAGGCCACGTTATCGACCCATCACACATAAGGGTAAAGTTTGAAGAGAGACTCTCTTTACCGATCCCGAGCGGATGGGATCGAACGCTCACGATGGCAGAAGTCGATGAGATTCTTTCGGCTGATCTACAGACATTTGAGGCTGGCGTACGCCGATTATGTCCTGCTGGCCTTACTCCTAATCGCGCTGATGCACTCACCAGCTTTGGGTTCAATGTTGGATTAGGAAACCTTCAAAGATCGACGATCCGAATGCGGCATAACCGCGGTGACTATGCTGGAGCCGCGCAAGCCTTCATGATGTGGACAAAAGCTGCTGGCAAAGAGTTGCCGGGATTGGTAAAGCGTAGGCGCGATGAGTCTATGCTTTATTTAGCCGGATAAGATCGTCTTTCACCATCTGGCCGACGCTCTCGCCG